TAGTCAGGATCTCGTTGCCGCGCAGGACCGCGGCCATCCAGAGGTCGCGCGCCGGGTCAAAACCAACGACGATCTGAAGATCGCTCATTGCTTTTCTCCTGCTTCGACGCGGTCTCTTTCAGCGTCGAGGATTGAGTTGATGAACTCTTCGTGCTTGAGCCCTTCCAGGAATAGGACACCTTCGTATCCCCAGATAGAAGCGGCCCACTCGCAAATAGCCGCGCGTAGCTTTTCGATTTCCGCATCCCGTTCGGCTACGGCCTTCAGCTGCCACGTCCCATCCGGTAATTGCACCACCGGCCATTCTGCCGGCACCACACCACTGCCGCGCGTAACGTGCGCGCTGCGTTCAGCGGCGGCATTTGACTGGTCAGTCATTCCTTTTCTCCCAGCGCCGCGCGATACTGCGCCTCCCTCCGGAGCCAGAACCCAGTGGTCGAACCGAGCACAGTAGCCAGACGCTCTGCTGCGTCCGGCGTCATGGTCGAACGGCCCTGGATCAGGTCGTTGACGTGCTTGCGCGTGAAGCCCAGCCGATCTGCCAGCTCCGCCTGCGTCCAACCGCGCTCGTCGAGGACATCGGCGATGGTCTCACCAGGAGGGGAGACCCAATCTAGGGCGAAGGCGGTCTCAGTCATGGTAATCCCCAATAAACACGATCTCGATTGCAGTGACCCGTTTCCAATCAGCGCCGGTTGTCGACGCTTCCTGACGTGCCGCCCGGAAGACCAAACGCTGTCCACCAGCCAGGTCCAGCGCGAACTGACCCGCGCGGGACCCGCTCAGTGGATGCGGCCGGCCCGCGACCAACTCAGCCACCGTATCGGCGGCCTGGAGATCCGCGAGGCGGGACCGAAGCTTCCGAGCGCTGTCGGCCCCGAGCGCCTTGGTGGCCCCACGGGGGTCCGCGCAGAGCTTAGCAAGCTTCTTCGAGGCGAAAGATATATCCACGAATCAGGAAATTCAAGATTGATGAACCCATGGAGTGCATCATTTGATCCAAGTTGGTCAAGATGTCGGTTCGCGCGCCGCGCCCCAGTGATCGCCCTCGCGCTCCGCGATCACCAGGTTCTGCTCGAGCCTTTGCAGGAACGTCATCACAGCTGACCTCCCAAGGTTTCGCGTGCGATCGTCTTCATCTTCATGGCCGTGGACCAGACGACGGAAGGCGGCGGCATGTGGCCGACGTCGTCGGTGAGCTCTGCCATCGCGATCGCGTGCAGGCCGGTGCGCAGGCGGCCGTTCTCCTCGAGGAGAAGCCGCGCTTCGGCTTTCACCTGGACGAGCTCGGCGGTCACGCTGCTGGTGCTGTGGGCGTCGATTTCCATCTTGGTTTCCTTGTTCTGGGGGAGGGACTTGGGGCGCCGGCGGAGGTTTCCGCCACTACGGCGGAAGGCGTGGAGGGCTTCAGCCCTCGAGCTCGTTGACGACCAATGTGGCGTATCCCGCGATGTCGCGCCAGTGGTCGATCTCGTGCGGATTGCCGTGTAGGGCGCGGCTGATCTTGTGGACAATCATGTCAAGGGCCTCGCGCTGGTAGGGCGTGAGGTTGTCCCATCCGTCAGGGCAGCGCATGGCGCGCTTCATGTTCTGCGCCCATGTGGCCTGCTCCTTATAGGGGCCATGGGTCTTGCCGCGTTCCTCGAGGATGTTCGGGATGCTCATGCGCGTTGCTCCATGGCTTTGGCTTCCAGCGCGGCCAGCTGGCGGCCCAGCTCGCCCAGCTGCTGGTGCAGTCGGAATGCTTCGTGGCTTTCGGGGTGGGCCTGCTTGAGAAACTGCTCGAGCACGTCGATGCGCGCGCGGATCCGGCCAGGCGTATCGGGCCTGACGATATGCATCTGCTTCTTCACAGGACGATCGCTCCCACCACAAGAATGAGCAGGATCACGGCGATAAAGCCGATGGTGCCGAGGATCGCCTCGACCCAAAATTTTGGCGCGTTGAAATCTCTCATGTCTTCCTCCTTAAGCTTGAACTTGTGACGCTGCGCCAGAGGCGACGTCGAAACCGGCCCTGGTGAGCCACACAGCCTCCCCGTCTGATCCGACAAGACCAGCCTGCACGGCCGAGGAGACCAAGCCGGAAAGCGCCTTGCCGGAAGGCAGGTTCACGCGCTCGGACGTGCAATCCAGGCAATCGCTCCAGACCTGGAAATTGGACTGAACGAACTCAACACCGCTGGGTGGGCGACCGTTGAAGGCGTTGTAGTCATTGGCGAAGATCGCCTTGCAGAGGTTGATCTGGTTGTCGGTCGGCATTTGCATCTCCATTGCTCCCTTCGCCCCGATCGGCGTCGGTCTCATCTTGTAGACCGCCTTACGGGCTAGACGCAAGACAGAAAATACGCCCTGCGAAAAAAGATTATCGCCCCGACGAAAGGCCAGGAAAGCGCCTTGCGCGCTAGACGCAATCCCACTATTGTGCGGGGTACAAACCAATGGAGATGGCAATGAAGGTGACCAAATTTGAGCGTTCCCCTGGCGTCTGGCGGATCCGCATCGAGACCAAGGACGAGGCCGGGCAGCGCAAGTTTTCGACCGAAACGCTGAAGGGATCAGAGATCGACGCGGAAGCGCGGCGCATCGAGATCCTCAAGGGCCACCGCGCCGGCGACCTGGTGCAGGTGACGGACGACACCGTGAAGCAGCACTGGACCCGCTGGCAGGCCAAGCGCGTCGCACTGAAGGCGATCTCGGAGCTCACGGCCCAGGGCCAGGCGGTGCTGATGGCCCCCTTCCTGCGCGACTACGGCGGCCGCCCTCTTCGCTCCATCACGGGCGACGACATTGAGGCCTTCTACCTGGGCCGCATCCGCCAGGTCGCGCCCGGCACGATGACCGTCACGCACCACCACCTCAAGGCCCTGTTCAACCAGGCCGTCGAGGCCGGCGTGCTGACCAAGAACCCCATGAAGAAGGTGGCCGCGCCCAAGGGCGAGAGCGATCCCCGCAAGCCCCTGGAGAAGCGCCACATCAAGGCCCTGCTGGCCTACGCTGCCGACAAGCCCTTCCTGTCGCGCATGCTCCGCCTGGCGCTGCACACTGGCATGCGCCGCGGCGAGATGTGCGCCCTTCGCTGGTCCGACGTCGACCTCGAGCTGGGCGTGATCAACGTCTCCCGCACGATCGTGCGCATCGGCACGGTCGAGTACGAGAAGAAGCCCAAGACCAAGAAATCCATCCGCTCCATCCGCCTGCCCAAGGTTCTGCTCGAGGAGCTGCGCGAAGCTGCCCAGGCGCCCAACCGCCCGGTCCTGGTCACCAAGTGGGGCGATCGGCCCACCCTGTCCTACATGACCAGCGCCACCAAGGACGCCCTGCGCGCCATCGGCCTGGACGAGGGCTATTGCCTGCATTCCACCCGGCACAGTCACGCCACCCACCTGCTGCGCGAGAAACTGCCGCTGAAGGCGATCTCTGAGCGCCTGGGGCATGCCAACGTGGAGGTCACCCTGGCGGTCTACGCCGGCGTCCTGACCGGCGACGACCAGGCCCTGGCGGACAGCATTGAACGGGTAATGGCGGCCTGATTACCCGGCTTTTACCCGGCCGGGTAACGCGGTCGGGTAAAGCCGCCGCTAACTTTCAAGTAAAACATGATGGTTGGACGCGTATCCCACCATCATGTGAGAACCGACCCCGCGTGCTATCTAGTTGATTTTCGTGCAACAGGCGACGCATCTAGTGCGCCGAAAAGCAGGGTTTGCGGCCTGTTCGGGTAACGAAAAGAAAATGGTTGACTTGGGGCATGCAGACTTGCCAAGGTGGGCCGTGGCGTTCTTTCTCTGTCCTCCCTAAGCAACCTCCCCGGCCCCTCAAAAGGCCGGGGTTTTTTCTTACTGCGCGTCGGTCGCGCCCATGAGGGCCTGCAGGCCCAGCAGGCCTTGACGCTCCGGTGGGATCGGCCGGCCAAACCAAAGCTTAGACGAAACGTAGGGCAGGCCCAGGCCCACGGTGCCGGATATCAACGGATCAACCAGCCCCGCGGCGGCCGCACCACCCGCTCCTGCGCCCAAGCCGGCCGTAGTTGTGCCGCTGGTGCGCGCCCCGGTCAGCAGGTTCTGGGCGAAGCTGCGCTGCGCCGTCCCGCTGTTGGGCGTCGGGTTCGGAATGATCGCTTCCCCGGCGCGCACAAGGCGCGTGAAGGGGTCTTGCGCCATCCCATAGGCCTCCGGCCCCAGAGATGCCCTCTCGACCTGTGCAAGCGCGGTGGGCGGGATGAAGCCGGTGTTGAGCTTGTCCTTGCCGGTCGCGCTGCCCATGGCCTCCCTGACGCGGGAAAACAGTGCGTAGTCGCGATTGAGATCCTTCCACGCCTGGGCCAGGTTTGAGCCGCCAGCCTGCTGGCCGGCATTGCCTGCCATCTGCGTGCTGGGAAGATTGGCGCCCCCAGTGGTTTGCAAGGCACGCTCGTCTGGCCCCGGCAAACGCGCTTGACCAGGCAGTAGTGGCTGATTGCCGGGCGCAGTGGCTTGAGCGCCACCAGCCGCCTGCGTGGGCGTCTGGGCGGCAGATCGCTCCATGAGCCCTTGGAAGCTGTCGCGCAGCCGGGCCATCGCCCTGCCGTATTCTTGGATCGCAGGATTGTCGCTGCGCTTGGCGCTGTCGGCCGCGAAGCGCAGCTCACCGTCGATCACCCGATAGTTAGCGCCGGGCATCTCGGCGCCTTGAGCTCGAGCAGCGACGAACTCCTCGACGCGGCGCAGCTGACTGTCGAAGGCCCGATAGAGCCCTTCATCCAGGCCGCGCGTGTACTGCGACCGCATGCCGCTCACCTGGTTGGCGAAGGTGTCGTCCGGGCGAAGCCTGGTCGCGGCCTCGAGCGCGTCTGCCTTCTGGCCCCATTGGCGCTGGTAGGCCGTGAGCACCTCCGGCGTGGCGATGTCGCTGTCCAGGCCGAATTGCCGATTAACCGCGCGCGTCCAGCCGCGCATGGTGTTGTCCTCAGCGCGCGCCACCGTAGGTGCGGACGTCGGAAGGTAACGCATCGCGCTCTCGAAGACCGACGCGCTGGGGTTGCCCAGCTGCTGCGCCGGCGTGAGAGGCACGTCGGCCTGGCGCAACACGTCGAGGTTCTCGACCCGCGGACCAGGGTTGCGCGCCGGGAAGACGTTCTGAGGGCGCAGCATCGGCGCCATAGGAACGGCC